GAAATAGACGATATAGACATGGGTTCTAATAGTGTTTATAGATATATTCTACCTTTAGGGACTTCTTCTTTAACAGACACGATAGTAGGTTCTAGAGAAAATGGGACTATTTACTATACACCAACAATTAATATTATTTACAATAGACTAAGTAGAGCAGACCAAGCAGAAATCAAGCTATTAGGCGCGACAAAGACTATTATCTTTGCAGAACTTAACCAGACATTAGCTTCTAACGGACATAATGTAATAGTAGCTTTAGGAGATGTAAATGGAATGGAACTTAATGCGGGTACTATGGATAGCGGAGCAGCATGGGGAGACAGAAACGGATATACTCTTACATTTGACGGCATGGAAACACAACCATTTGCAATGCTAAAAGATTATACAACAGCACCATTTGATAATTTAGACTCAGGAGCTGCAATACCTATTGTATCTACTGACTTATAATATTCTTTTAAGTTTAAATATATTTCTTTGATTAGGGGGCTTTTAGCCCTCTTTTCTTTTTACAAGCCAAATAAAAAAAGACTTTTTCTATTATATAGTATGATACAAGCAATAACAGAAACTAATTTAACTACATATCTACAAACAGAAGATAATAGGATAGATACTTCTGTTGATTCTAGCTTGATAAGACACTTAGTAAAATTCACTAATGATATGGATAAATCTGTACAATATGCTTATTCTACAACTCACTTAATACACAACAGATATACAAGGTTTACATTTGACTATGATGCAACGCCTGATGTATATACAGGAAAAGTTAACTTTACACCATCAGGATATTACAAGTATGAAGTTTATGAAGTTAGTTGGTCTGGAGCAGTTGCAATAAGTTCAGGTAATGCGCCTGTAAATGAGAATGACGTATTGCCAGTAGGACCAACTCATGGAGTAGTGCAAGGATTAGTAACAAAGGGGAAAATGTATGTAGCTGACAAATCAGGTACAGCGCAAGTACAATACACACAAAGACAAGAACCAACAGGAGGAACAAATTATATATATTACGGACAATAAAAATTAAAAAATGGCAATAGAAAACGTACAGCAATTATTAACAGAGCAACTAGGTAAAAATAGATGTGACGTTATAACAACAACAGCAATGACAGGTAAAGACTATTATGCAGTGCACTTTGTAACAGAAAGTGTAATAGCTTCAATAGCTGCATCTAATATACAAACCGGAACAGGTAGTGCGGCTTCAAGTCTTCATACGACTATGGCAGCAGGAACGACTTTATTTCTTAACGTAACAGCTATTACCCTTACAAGTGGGTTAGCTATCTGTTATTACGACCAAGTTATATAATGAAATTACTAAAACTAGGGCAAAGTTTAGGCGGTGCTAATAGACCTTCAGGTTCATGGAGTCCTGATGATGAATCTAGCTTAGAAGCTTGGTACCAAAAAGGCGTAGGGGTTGGTCTTAGCGGCGCTACTGTTAGAGCATGGAATGACAGTAGTAGTAATTCTATAGATATGACTCAAGGGGATGCAGCAGAAATGCCTATCTGGGTAGGGGCTAATGAGCAACTGCAATTTGATGGAACAGGAAGAAACCTACAAACAGCAGGCACAGACATTACTCTAAGTGGGGCTTTTACTATTGGAATAAATGTTAAGGTGGGAGCAGGTCTAGGAACTTTAATTGCGGACAATACAGCAGCAGGAGAATGGTTGAGATTTATTAGCACCACAGTTATAAGGCTTAAAATAGATAATACAACAGCAGTAGACTTTTCTTTAGATAGTGGGACTTGGGGGGACGGCTACTTGGTTATGTCTAGAGATGCTGATGATAAAATAACTATGTATTGGAATGGTACGGCGCAAGCTGATACAGAAGAGCTATCAGGCACTTCTAATATTGATGCTATTGGTGTGCGTAAAACAGATTTAAACCCTTTTGACGGTTATATTAAAGAAATACAAATATATAGCGCGGCTAATGCTTCTTTAATTGCTAATGTAAATTCTAGGCTATCAAGTCTATAAAATATAAAATATGAAAGATTCGATAATTTCAATTAATTTAGAAACATCTACAGCACCTGTAGTGCAAGAGGTTAGGGGTAGGGATTATATAGAATATGGTACAGATGACTGGAAAAACTTATACCCACAATTCTTAATAGACCTTTACTATAACTCTAGTACACATGCTGCTATTATCAACGGGACCTCAGAAATGATAGCAGGGGAAAATTTAGTAGTAACAGATGATGATACTAGCTTAGATGCTTATGTAAAGTTAAAGAAGTTTTTAAGAAATGCTAATAGTAAAGAGTCATTACATCAAGTTATTAAAAAAGTTGCATTTGACTTTAAATTACAGGGTGCTTACGCTTTACACATTATTTGGAATAGAGAAAAAACTGAAATAGCTGAGCTTTACCACGTTCCAGTAGAACGAGTAAGAGCAGGCAGACCAAACGAAATGGGCAAAGTAGATACTTATTTTATTAGTGCAGATTGGTCAAACACAAGAACGCATAAACCTTATCCAATAGCAGCATTTAATGTAAATGATAGAACTGCAAGTAGTCAGTTATTATACACAGGGGCTTACAGTCCAAATATGGATATATACCATACGCCAGACTATTTAGCTGCCTGTAACTGGGCTTTAGTAGACCAGAGAGTAGCTGAATTTCACCTAAACAATATAGAGAATGGCTTTAGTGGCTCATACTTCATTTCATTCGCTAATGGTGTGCCTACTGCTGAGGAGCGCCGACAAATAGAACAAAGTCTTACAGATAAGTTTACAGGAGCTAAGAATAGTGGTAAATTTGTACTTACATTTTCGGATGATAGGACTAGAACGCCTGAGATAACGCCTATTAGTGTGTCTGATGCTGATAAGCAATATTTAGCACTCCAGGAACTCTTAGTCCAAAACATTCTCACAGGGCATAGGGTAACGTCTAAGACATTAATGGGCATTGATAGTACTAATGGCTTCTCAAGCAATACAGATGAGCTTATAAACGCTAGTAACTTTTATCTTAATACCGTTGTACGTCCTTTTCAATTAAACATACTAGACACTTTACAAACAATATTCTCAGTAAATAATATGGATTTAGAAGTAGAATTCGTACAGTTAAAACCTATAACAGTACAATTTGATTCTAAGACTATCAGAGAGGTTATGACTCAGGACGAAGTTAGAGAGGACATAGGATTAGCACCTTTAGAGCAAGATGAGTCGACTGTAGAACAAGATGTAAAATTAGCTAAAGTTGGTATGATTGATGGTCAGCCTGTTTTTAGCACAAAAGAAGAGGCTGAGGCACACGCAAAGACTTTAGGGTGTGAGGGCTACCATGACCATCAATATGACGGCAAAACGGCTTATATGGCGTGTGAGGGGCATTCTGAGGCTACAGAACTAACTGACTTTATTGCACAGTTTGGTGAAGAGATGCCAGAGGGCTATGAAATATTAAGCGAAGAAGAAGCAGAAGAAGAGTTAGAAAATTTTGACTTTGAGTCTGAATTAAATTCAGATTATTATGAATTTGCTACTACAGGCGCAGCATATCCAAATAGAAAGTCTGGGCAGGACCAAACAAGCAAACAAGAAAAATACGAAAATGATATTTACAGAGTAAGGTACAGATATACAGGTAGTAGAGTAGGTGAAAGGGACTTTTGTAGAAAAATGACTACTGCTAATAAGATGTACAGAAAAGAAGATATTATTGCAATGGGCAGAAAATCAGTAAATCCTGGCTGGGGTCCTTATGGTGCTAGTCGTTATTCAATCTGGAAGTGGAAGGGCGGCGCACTGTGTAAGCATAAATGGTTCAGAGTTATAATGGTACAAAAAGGTAGCAGGCCCAAAAATTCAGACCAGATAATAACATCAACTGAGGCAAGAAGTAGAGGTGTAAAACTACCTAGAAATGCACAGGAAGTATCTGTAGCGCCGCATGACATGCCAAATCATGGCTTTGTAAATCCTGAATTAATCGCTAAATATAAAAATGTAAAATAATGGCATACGTATTATTCATATCAGAAAGTAAATTAAAAGACTCTACAGCAATTAATTTAAATGTAGACGTAAACCTATTACTTCCGTTTGTACGTGAAGCACAGAAGCTATATGTAGAAACAGCTCTAGGGACCCATTTAACACAAAAAATTAAAGACTTAATTACAGCGGGTACAATTGGTAACGTAGGTAATGAAAATTACAAAACTTTAGTAGATGAGTATGTAGGCGACATGCTCCCTGGCTATAGTTTATACCATGCTATTCCGTATCTAAGGCATAAAGTGGAAAATGGGAACCTATACAATAAGACCTCAGAAACAGGCACAGCACTAAGCACTGCTGAAAGTCAAGCATTTAGAGAAGAGGTCTTAAATACTGCAAGTTATTACAGAGAAAGGCTAATAGACTACATAAGAAATAATATATCTTTATTCCCTGAATATAATGAGAATAGTGGCGCGGACGTAAGCCCATCAATTGAAAACTACTATTCTAACATGAATCTTGAAAGACCTAGACAGGGGACTAAATTAACCTTAAGAAACTTTTTAACTGCTAGCGAATAAATGAAAAGACACTACAAACCAAAAATAATAAATATAACTAAGCTGAAATCCTACTTGGATAAAAAGCCAACACCAAATAACAATGACAGAGATAAAAGACACGCTACAAGTAGGAATAGCTAATGGTTCAGCTATAGGATTTAGTCTAGCAAATGCAAACGAATTTTTAACACTTGTTTCTTTATTGCTAGCTATTGCATTTACTATTTATAAATTTTTAAAGTTTGAAAAAAATAAATAAATGGCTCGTAAGGTTGTTACAAGCGCTTTTAAGCGCATTAGAAAGAAGCGCAAGGGGGTACACTCCAAAAACGCCTCAAAGAGCCAAAACGGATATAAAAAAGAATATCGAGGTCAAGGGCGTTAATCTTCTAATCATAAGAAAAGTTTTTACAGATAAGTCTACTATTGGAGAATTATTTTTAAATGGAGAAAAATTCTGTGATACTTTAGAGTTGCCATGGAGAGACAATCAAAAAAGCATATCTTGCATACCAATAGGTCAGTATAAAGTAAGATTAAGACTGCCAAGAGAATCAGCAACTAGAGACTATATACACTTATTAGTGCAAGAAGTTAAAGACCGCTCATATGTATTATTTCACAGAGGAAATACTGCTAAAGATACAAGAGGCTGTATCCTAGTAGGTCAAGGAAGCCAACAAGACATTGTTCATAATTCAACTTTAGCTATGAATTTACTTATAAAAGAAATTTTAAATTTGGGCGGCACTAATATTAATTTAATAATCAAAAATAAATAACATGAAAGAATTTTTATCGAAGTACCTAATCGGACAAATGTTCAAATCAAAGAAGTTTTGGTATGCTATATCAAGTGTAGTAATACCAACGATAGTGACATATCTTGGAGTAGATGAAACTACTGCAAAAGATTTGTACTATGCAATTCTAACTCTTATTGTAGGTCAAGGAATAGCAGACGTTGCTAAAAGATAACAGATACAGATTAAAGCCGCATGAAATAGTGGCATTACAAAAAATGCGAGAAACCGAAGCTAGAAATATTCTAGTTATCGGTGACTTGCATGAACCTTTCTGTTTAGATGGTTACTTAGATTTTTGTATAGAGCAATACGAAACTTACAATTGTAATCAAGTTATTTTTATAGGCGATATACTTGATAATCATGCTTTTAGCTACCATGAACCAGACCCTGATGGTATGTCGGCAGGATTAGAACTTGAGCAAACTATCAAAAAAGTTGCTAAATGGTATGATGCCTTCCCTGTTGCAGATGTTTGTATTGGTAATCATGACAGAATGGCCTCAAGGAAAAGTATGACAGGTGGTATTCCTGCTGCTTGGATAAAAACTTATAACGAAGTCTTAAATACGCCTGCTTGGAATTGGATAGAATCAGTAGTATATGATGATGTACTATATGAGCACGGGGAAGGGGGGCAGGCGCAAGCTAAGGCTAAAAATAATCTAATGTCTAGCGTTTGCGGACATACTCATACAGAAGCTTATTGCAAGTGGTTTGTCGGCAAGAGATTTAGGGTATTCGGAATGCAGGTAGGATGCGGGGTTGATGCTGATACATACGCTGCAGCATACGCTAAAAACTTTAAGAGACAGGCTATAGGATGTTCTGTTGTACTTAATAACGGTACACTACCAATAAATCTTTTAATGCCTTTATAGTGAAGCTAAATGATTCTACAAAGCTTACTTTATTCTATTTCTTCTTAATTATTATAGTTTTATTCTTTTCTATTTAATACCCTTTCTTATCTAGTAAACACCCTTCTTAACACCTTAATTGTTAATAACTTTGTAAATAAAGTTGTTAATATGTTAGTTAATATAAAAATAGTTTGTATATTTGCATTATAATAATTAACTAAAAAACAAACTAAAATGGAAAAAATTAAATGGCAAGTATGGGTAAACAAAAATAGTAAACCCATCATTATGGAAGTACCTTTCTCAAGAGTTATAGATTCTCACGAATTTATATGGGAACAAATAGGTAAAAGACCTTCATCAATTCAAAAAATAGGTTAACTGAAGAGCATTCAATATGCGAAACGCTGAGAAGCGTCTTAATCAAAAAAAACTAAAATGAAAACTAACTACACAATGAAAGAAGCAACAAACAAAGAAGAAGCTATTGTATCTATATTAGATGTAATAGAAGAAAACCCTGTATGGTTAAATAAAATAACTGACAGCTTATTAATAATTGTAAAAAGTATTGAGAACGAACACAAAAGATTCTTATTAGAAAGGTCAATTGATGAACAAGTAATTGATTTATTTGTAAAACTTAAAACTGAGTATTATAACTTTAAAGACAATACAAAATGGAATTACTAGCACAAGACTTTTACTTTTACAATAACGGAATGTTTTATACTACAATAAAAAAATTATCTTCACAGGGATGGTTTTCTGACTTAAAAAAAATAGAACCGCATATTAGAATATTTGGAACAGAAGAGCAAATTAATGAAGCCCTAGACACTTATATTAATTTAACAGGTCTTAATCTAGACGAATGTTATGATTTTAAAGTTGAAGAAAAAGGTAGTTTTTTTTATAACGAAGAAGAGGAAAAAATAAAAAAAGCAAAACTAGAAGAATACAAAGAAAGATACAGCAAACTGAATAATAACAAAGCATTAATAATAATATAATGGAACAAGAATTAATACATAAAAGCATGAACAATATTAACACATTTCAAGCCCATGAAAACGAAGTATATTTAAGGGGTGAAGATGAGTATGGTAACGACTTTCAAGTAGTATTTGATTCATACGATTTTTTAAGATGGATTGATACAGAAACAGTTAAGTATATTAAAGAACAATTAACTAAATACATAAAAACAAAATGAAAAAAACAATGAATTTTTACGATTTTCAAAGATGGTTTGAACAAGTCAGACCAAACAATTTTAGCAATGAAGGATTATATAGTTTATTTAATTTTTTTGAAGAGTTTGAAGAGGAAACAGGAGAGCAATGGGAGTTTGATGGAATAGCTATATGCTGCGATTTTACAGAATATGATGATTTGGATGAGTTTAAAGCACACTATACTTGCGAAGAATATCAAGAACTAGAAGATTGGGATGGTCTTGAAGATTACACAACAAAAATACCTTTAAGCGGTAAAGGTTGTATTATACAGAATTTTTAAAATAAATTTATTATTTTTAACAAAATTATTAACTAAAAAAAGAAATATGAAAACGGAAGTATTAAAAGAAAAGTACATAATGTACAACCTAACAAAAGATGATGTATTTAAACATCAAGGTGGGCATTACATAATTATCACAAGAAGTGGAATTGAAAAAATACAAGCTATTGAAAGTATTAAAATAAACTATGAAGTTATTAAATGTGAAAAAGATTTTTGTGTAGTTAAAGCAAATGCTACTATAGGGGCTCAAGGTTCAACACACCCCACAATACAAACATTTGGTTCAGCACTTAAAGGAGATTTTAAAAATGGAACAACTTTAAGTTGGTATGTTATGGAGATGGCTGAAAAGAGAGCAATGTCAAGAGCAGTATTAAAGCTGACAGGATTTTATGAACTAGGTGTTTTTGGTGAAGATGAAAGTGAAGATTTTAAAAAGAAATATTAATCAATTAAATAAATAAAAAATGGAAGTAAAAGGTAAATTATTAAAAAAATTAGAAGTAGAATCAGGGGTATCTAAGACAGGCAAAGATTGGAAAAGCCAAACTTGTATAATAGATACAGGCGAGAAATTCAATAACATAGTGGCTATTAATTGCTTTGGAGACAAGGTAAAACAAATGAATAAATTAACAGAGGGGAATATGGTTAATATTAGCTGTAATGTTTATTCTAGAGAATATAACGGAAAGTATTATAACAAAATAGACGGATGGTGGTTCGCTAATCAGGATGAAAGCTCAACAGATAATAAGTCAGAATTTGTAACCTCTGATGATAATGACATGCCGTTTTAATTATGATACAAGAAGAAAATTTTAAAAATTTATGCGACCTCACTACCAACTTAGTGGGGTTGCCTAAAGGCTCTTTGTCATTAAAAAGCAGAAAACAAGAGTACCAAATACCAAGAAGCGTAGTTAGCGTTATTGCTAGGATGGTTGATGACACCCATCATACAGTAATTGCTGAAGAACTTAAAAGAGATAGGACCTTAGTTTACCACTACGAAAAAACTCATGACTCTAATTATAGGTCATTCCCTAAATACAGAAAAGTCTTTAATAAAATATATAATGCCTATTCTAATTTGCAAGGGGCAAAAAGAACTTTTGTTGATTTAAGCACCTTGAAAAGTCATTTAAGAGATTATGGGGTATTTAATAGTAATAAGCATCAGACAACTATTAGAATAACATCAGGTAAAGTACAAGCCGATATTAAAGTTTCTTACAAAGATTTCTATAATCAATTAGAAAATTGTAAGTTAGCCCTTGTAAATTGTAAGTATAATCTTGAAATTGTATAATGAATAAACCAAACTACTACGCTGTTATTCCTGCTGAGGTTAGATATAGTAAAAAATTAACACCAAATGCCAAACTTCTTTATGCAGAAATAACCGCTTTATGTAATATGAATGGAAAATGCACAGCCTCTACTCAATACTTTTGCAAACTATATGAAGTTAGTAGAGTGTCAATACAAAAGTGGCTAAAGATTTTAGAAGATAATAATTATATTAAGCGTGTAAACATATATAAACAGGGTAGTAAAGAAATAGAAACAAGGGTAATAACTTTAATTAACATGGCTAGTAAAGAAAAGTTTACAGATAATACTAATATAAATATAACTAATACTAATCTTACAGATAGTAATAGTAAGGTGCGCTTTAAAAAACCAACTTTAGATGAAGTAAAAAATTATTGTATATTACGCAACAATAATATAGATGCAGAATCATTTATAGATTTTTATGAGTCTAAAAATTGGCAAATAGGAAAAAACAAAATGAAGGACTGGAAAGCTTGTATAAGAACTTGGGAACGTAGAGAAATAAAAAAAGAAACTACAAGTAAAATACATTCACAAATTAATGCATGGCAAGAAGCTAAAAAATTATTATGAAAGAAAAAGAATTAAATATAAATGAATTTGAAGAATCCTTAATAGAAGAGCTTAATGATATGCAAGATTATATTTTATGCCCAATGGATATTGTAGATACTGTAAGATTTTTTATTGAAGAGTATATAAATCAAGAAGTTTATAAAAAATTAGATGAATTAGATGATACTGTAAAAAAAATTAAATTATGATACCACTAAAAAAAGAAAATTTAAAAGATTTAACAGAAAAGGTTCTGGACTTAGTAGCAAAAACATCAGTAGAGATAGGTCATAAAACAGATGCAGAAACTATGGTTACACTAAGTAAAATATTTGCAGAAGATTTAATACTAGAAAAAAGATTTGGTAATATGACTTTTAATCAAGTTGAAGATGCCTTTAGACAGGGTGTAAGATTTGGGCAGCAAGAACCTTTTTTAAATATCAGAACATTTTACCGTTGGACTTATGCACATAAAAAAGTAATAGATAATGCATACTACCAAGTAAATACACTAGGACAAAAGAATGTTCCTTTTTATCAAGAACCAATAAAATTACTAAAATGATAGGATGGGTAATAATAGCAGCAATAGTGCTGCAAATAAACTACAAACTAAAAGAATGAAAACAATTGAAATTACACAAGAAGAAGTTAAGAGTCAATCAGATGCAATACTTTGGCATTTAAAGACTTATGGTAAAATTACAAGCTATGAAGCTATTAAAGAGTATGGGGCTACTAGACTAGCAGACATTATATTCAGGCATAGAAAAAATGGTTATGATATAGACAGCATATCTTTAATTAAAAAAACTAGATTTGGAAGGAATACTACAATTGCTCAGTATTGTTATGTAGACCCACCTCAAAAATTTATACAAGAAATGCTATGGCAAAACCAATAAGCAAACTAAAAAAAGAGTTAGATAAGTGGTTTAGTCTTTACATTAGGCTTAGAAATTGTACAGACGAGGGCTTAGTACAATGTTTTACTTGTGGTTGTGTAAAACCTTATAATAAAGGTATACAGTGCGGTCATTTTCAAAGCCGCTCTAAACTGCCAACTAGATTTAATGAAGAAAATTGTCAGCCCCAGTGTGTTGGCTGTAATATGTTTAAACAGGGCGAACAGTTTAAATTCGGCATCAATTTAGATGCTAAATATGGGGAGGGTACTGCTGAAGAACTACAATTAAAAGCTAGACAAATACAGAAGTTTTCTAGAGTAGATTATGAAGATAAGATAAGTTATTACAAAGAGACTGTTAATAAATTAAAAAAAGAAAAAAGTATAGAGTAACTTTTTTTATATCTTTGGCGTATGCATACTGCAATATATTCAAGTGAAGAACATAAATCTATAATTGAAATATACACTACTATGTGTAAGCAGTTTGTCCAAGAGATAACAACCCAAGCAAGATATAACAATTACTTAGAAGTGATAGACGTTGTAATTGAATATAGTAATGGTTATGGACAAGGAGTTAGAGAAAACAACTTCTATGATTGGATTATGATTTTGCCAATAAATATATCAGTAGCAACAAATGGTTTTTTTGCAGGCATAGAGACTAAAACTAATGCGGCTATGGTTAGAGCATATAAAGTAGTATTAGACCAAATGCTACAAGAAACAGTTGAAAAGCTAGACTTATTAGAGCCTACTAATGACTGAGATATATAAAGAAATATCTAAGCTAACAGATAAATTCAGAACAATGGCTTATGGGATAACAACAGATGAAAATAAAGTAAATGAAGCAGTACAGGAACTTATGCTATATTTTCTACAAATGAACCCAGAAACTCTAAGGTCAATATACGAAAAGGATGGAATTAAAGGAATAATTAAATATGGAGCAGTAGCATTAAGAAGAGCATTAACAAGCCCAAGAAGTAATTTTTATTATAAGTATGAAAAGTATTATAGACATATTGATAGCTTTAGCAATAATTGCAGTACAACTTTTAACAATATTAGTAATGGAGATAATACTTATAATAATAAACATATTTCTAATATTCCGAACCAAGAAGTAGACAATACAAGTTTAGAAAAACTAGAACTAATAGACAAGGAATTAGATAAAATACCATATTGGTACGATAGAGAATTATTTAAGCTTTACTATTCAGGAGAAACTTTAGACTCATTAGCGGCTAAAACTAGAATAAGCAGAAACAGTATATTTACAACAATAGACAAAGTAAGAACAATATTAAAAAAAGAATTAAATGAAGATGTATGACCCTATAAAACACAATAGTTTTATTATGCAATTTGGATTTAAACATCCTGATGACAGAAGAGTATATGAATAAATTTTTCGTTCCTAATGATGTTTATGAAGATAGGATGGCAATATGCAAATCTTGTGATAAGTATATAAGTTTATTAGGAAACTGCTCAATTTGCAAATGTTTTATGAAATTGAAGTCACGTCTTGCCCCTATGGAGTGCGCCGACAATCCTAAAAAATGGCAAAAAACAACAGAGATAGAAACACCTGAAGATTTGCCTCAAGAAATTATAGAGGAAGTTATTAAAGTATGGGAGGACCTAAAAACAGGAAGAGCAAAAGACCATGCAGCTAAACGAAAAATGATAGAGATATATAATACTATACATATGACTAATTACAAAACTACTACTTCTTGCGGGTCTTGTCTATCTACTTGCTTTGATGGTATTAAAAACCTTTATAAAAAATATAGCAAATGAGTTATTTAGCACATTTAAAAAGAAATAAGATGCACTATTCAAGCAGATGGATAGTAAAATATAATGATGAAAATTTAGTAAGGGAGGTTAAATTAATATATAGCCCTGAAGAGTATAGGAAATTTAAAAAATCAAGAACACTAAACACACAAGACGGATTAATTAAAATATTAGAAAATGACAAAGAAAGAAGATTACAAAGAAAATCCTGAACCTTTATATTATTCAGGTGTTAAATATGGATATTCAGCGAGAAAGGTTGTAGAGGACTTTGAACTTGGATATAATACAGGAGTTGCAGTATCGTATTTATTACGTGCAGGAAAGAAAGAAGGCAACCCTGCTGAACAAGATATACAAAAAGCAATAAATCATTTACACTTTGAGTTAGATAAATTATATAAAAAAAGTGATATTAAAACAGGAGGGATAGCGCAATGACATTATACGTATGCCCATGCGGCAAAGAAGAAGAAGAAATAACTAAGGCTAAAATAATGTTTAGAGATAATAAGTGGGTTGCTGATGTTATTTGTAGTTGTAATAAATACATGGATAGTAAACCAGTAGATGGTATGCCTAGCCTAAAACGTACAGAAGCATCATTAAGCAAAGAGAAACGACATGACAGACTATGGTCAAGTGCTAAAGAGAAACTAATAGGCGAAAGGGGTATAAATGAATCTTTCGACTAAATAAATTAATAAAAATTCTATTATATACTATGAAACAACAAGTTAAGATAAGTAAAGTAAAGGGCAATCCTGACAATCCTAGAATAATTAAGAACGATAAATTCAAGAAGTTAGTCAAGTCAATACAGGAATTCCCTGAGATGTTAAAGCTAAGACCAATTGTAGTTGATGAAGATATGATTGTCTTAGGTGGTAATATGAGGTTAAAGGCAAGTAAAGAAGCAGGACTTAAAGAAGTATGGATTGAAATAGCTGAAGGACTTACTGAAGAACAAAAAAAAGAATTTATCGTTAAGGACAATGTGGGCTTTGGAGAATGGGATTGGGATATACTTGCTAATGAATGGGGTAATGTAAAACTAGGGGAATGGGGGATGGATATTTGGCAACCAGAAGAAAGTGTAAGTAATGAAACAGATTACAGTATAAATAGCTTAGATGAAAAATTAGGAAGATTTTTAGATGCTAAAATAAAAAATATAACGATACCCTTTGAAACTGAAGAATTTTCTTTAGTAGTAGAAAAACTTGAAATACTATTATCAAAGTATAAATGTGAAGATTATAGGGCTTTAATATATAAAATAATAGAAAATGAAAAGATATGAACTAACTAAATACGAAGACTGTAAAGGTTTATTAAAAACCACACCTATTAAAGAACATTATGATTGTGTAATAAAAGAAGACACAGAGTTTTATTTAGGTGATAAGTGCATCGGTATTTATGTAAATGTAGATAAAGAACTTTTAAGCTATGTAAGGGAATCAGTTAAAGACACTAAATATGTTGAAACTTATCGTGCCAATACATTACCAACAAAAAGCAGCGTCTTTGGTGCATTGCCAAGGGTAGCACTAAGAAATGACTTTTGCAGGTTCAGCAACAAGACAAGTGAAGAAAAAACAAACACTAATAAACTTTTTACATTTCAAAAAACGCTTTGTGGTATATATAAAAAACATTTGCCTGAACTTTATGAGCATGATTTAAAACAAGCTAGGGAAGGGGTAAATGATGATTATAGGTTAATAGACACGCCTTACACCACAGCTAATATAAATGTAAACCACGCTATAAAATACCATAAAGATAGTGGCAATATAAAAGAAAGTTTCAGTAATGTGTTAATACTTAAAGAGCATTGCACAGGTGGTGAATTAGTTTTACCTGAATACCGTATAGCATTAGAACAATCAGATGGTGCTTTGTGTATTTTTAGCGGGCAAAAAGAAATACACGGGGTAATGCCTATTAAGCCTTACAAAGAAGATTTTTATAGGGCAAGTATCGTTTATTACACACTAGCCCAGTTAGAACATTGTTACCCTTATAAGCAAGAAGTTTCGCGCCTAAATATAAAAAAAAGAGAAAGGGCGGTTAAAAGAAAAGAAAACATAGACCCTAGAGTAAATGGAACAAAATAGAACAAAGATTAACAAAGAGAGAATGCTAAAAGCACTAGAGTCAAGCCTAGGGGTAATAACTACTGCATTAAAGTCTTGTGACTTATCAAGGACTAACTTTTATAAATGGCTAAAAGAAGATGAAGAATTTGCATATAAGGTGAAAGAGGTAGAAAATATTGCAAAAGATTTTATTAAGTCTAAGTATTATGAATGTATAAAAGACAAAGTACCATCAGTTGTAATACATGGGGCAAAGACACAGCTTGGTTGGAATGAAACCAATAAGGTAGATTTAACATCAAAAGATGATAAAATAAAAATAAATATCAATCTTGGAGATTAATCCTGAATTTACTAAGACACAAAAAAAATGCTTAAAATACTTATTTGACAATAAGACTAAAGAAGTATTATTTGGGGGCGCAGCAGGGGGTGGTAAGTCATGGGTAGGTGTAAGTTATTTAATCTTAATGTGTATTGAGTACCCAAGAACAAGATACTTAATGGGGAGGTCTAAATTAGATGCCTTAAAGAAAACAACATTAAATACTTTTTTTGAAGTTTGTACAGCTTGGAATTTAAAAGCGATTGAAGATTATACTTTTAATGGTTCAAGTAATGTAATAACATTTTATAATGGCTCTGAGATAATACTTAAAGACTTGTTCTTATATCCAAGTGACAGGAACTTTGATAGCTTAGGTTCTTTGGAAATAACAGCAGCATTTATAGATGAAGCAAATCAAATAACTGAGAAAGCAAAAAACATAGTTTCTTCTAGGCTTAGGTATAAATTAGATGAAAATGGATTAATACCTAAAATGCTAATGACTTGCAACCCAGCTAAGAATTGGGTTTACACAGAGTATTATAGACCAGCAAAAGACAACACTATAAAACCTTACAGAAAGTT